TATCAGAAACCTCGCATTAGACCAAACAGGTAATACGTTAGTTCTATTTAACTTCGTAGAGAAACACGGGGTACCTCTTTATAGATTGATAGAGAAAGATGCGAAGAAAGGTAGAAAGGTATTTTTTGTTTCTGGACAGACGGCCGCAGACGTTCGTGAGGAAATAAGAACCATAACCGAAACCGAAAAGGATGCTATTTTAGTATGTTCTTTCGGTACATTCTCTACTGGTGTCAATATAAAGAATCTTCATAATATCATATTCGCAAGTCCAAGTAAATCCCAAATCAGAATATTGCAGTCTATCGGGAGAGGTCTTAGGAAATCGGATAGGGAAACTAAGATATATGACATAGCAGACGACCTATCTTGGAAGAAACATAAGAACTTTGCCTTTAAACATGCGGCCGAAAGGGTTAGAATATACGCTAAGGAAAAGTTTAGATTTAAGATACATACAGTTAAAATATATGATAAATAGTAGTATGAACAAGAAAACTACATCAATAACAGATGTTCCTATTAAATATCTTAAAATGTTAAATGGGGATTCTGTCATATCTTACGTACATGATGATGCGTTAGAAGGTGAAGAAGTATTTGCATTAGAGGAGCCAATGGTAGTTACCTTAGACGGTGACCATAGGTATCAGTTATCCCCTTGGTTTCCATTCTCTAAAGAAAACTTACACTTCATTGATTGTGATAAAGTGATATCTACTGATGATGTTGATGATGGTATTAAGAACACTTATCTTCGTCTTGTCCTTGATAAATCCTCTTATGAAGATGATGCTGATTGGAATGTGCCCCACTTCATTGAACCCACTTCTTACTCTAAACATTAATATACTGTCCCCCTCAGAGGCATAGCTCTTATTATACACCATATTCACTAAAAAGTCAAGTTTATTCGTAAAATAATTGACAATTAGGGTTCATTGTGGTATAATAGTATGAACATAACATTAAAAGGACTTTGAAATGACTGAGAAAATCAAACCAAGAGATAAACCTCATTACGTTAATAATAGAGATTTTTCATATGCTGTAGTAGATTATATTAAACTATGTAGAGATGAAGAAGCAAATGGTAATGATAGACCTAAAGTAACGGACTATATCGCAACTTGTTTTATGAAGATATGTGAAGGATTATCACACAAGTCCAATTTTGTTAGATATACGTATAGAGATGAAATGGTTATGGACGGAGTAGAAAACTGCCTTCGTGCAATTCATAACTATAATATCGATACAATTACTAGGACGGGTAAGCCTAATGCATTCTCATACTTTACTCAAATAGCATACTTCGCCTTCATCAGACGGATTACTAAAGAGAAGAAACAACAGGATATTAAATTCCATTTTCTTGAGCAAGCCGATATCGAATCATTTATTACTTCAACAGATGTGAATAATCCTATCGACCAAGCATACGTTGATGTATTAAGGAACAAGATTGCCAGCATCAAAAAGAAAGATAGTGCGGTCAAAGAATTCGGGAAACAGATGAACAAAAAGAAGAAAGAAAAAGGCTTAGAGTTGTTTTATCAACCCGTAATATTATAGGTCAAATCGACCACAATTTAATCAGAAATTGATGTTGTGCAGTCGCACAATTTGTATAAATATAGATAAGGAAGTGAAAGAAACTGGGTGGCTCCACCGACCAGCATAAAAAGCGGGGATGACTTGGTTCCTGTGAATCATCGATTCTCGTTTATAAGATTTTTATAAGATTTTTTGTTATAATTATATTACTTAACGAGGATATCGAATGTTCAAGGAGTTTCTCCAAGAAACCAAATGGTTGCTTATAATTACACTCACAACGATTCTTATATTGTTGGGAAATGTAGCGTATTTCATTTGGGAAGACGGAAAACTTGCTAGGGAAAACGAAGGTATCCCAGAGTGGATATGGAATCCAGAACTCCAAAAACAATCAGAAATAGACAAAGGACTTGAGTTTAAACAACTTAAGGAAAATCTTTACAGTCTAACCGGCAAGGTAATACCAGACGATTGCGAAAAAATCGTTCCAGACTTACCTAAAGACAAACCATTCGCAGTAATATTAGAATCCCCTGGCGGAAGCCTTTTTGATGGGGGATGTATTGCGTCGCATCTCAAACTTAGAGATGTTGTTACTATCGTTAGAGATTCCGCTGTCATAGATGAAGAAGGTAACGTGTTGTATGAACCGGGATTAGTGCCTATGGAAGGAAAGAAAGATAATACGGTAATATGTGCTTCTGCCTGTTCTCTAATGTTTCTTGGGGGTGACCAAAGATATCTAATGGGTAATGTTCTATTCGGTATTCATGCACCTCACACACCAGACTTGCAAATATCTACTATTAGTAAACGTGCATTGGAATCTGAAACATACCGAACAGCAACGGCTTTAATGTTGTTGTTAGAACACCTTGGAATGGAAGACCCGAGATTGAGGTTGATGTTTATTCAAGTGCCAGCCGGCAATATGTATTGGTTAAACCCTAGACATTTTGAAGAAACACCGGGATTGATGGCATTAGCAACTCACTATCAGGATTTTTGGGGTTTCAATTATGTAAATATTTTATCGGAAACAGAGGAGTAGTATATGTTAAAATCGTTTTTTCTAGATAGACATAACGCTTTTTATGCTTGGGCAATGTTATCTCTATTATTGGGTATCTCTTGGTATACAGTAGAGATACTAGTATTTTATAATGCGTGGAATAAAGAAATCTATGACGCAATCCAAACCTTACAAGAACAAAGGTTTTGGACATTATTCTTGGGGTTTGACCTTTCCAGAATAACGGACTTCGTGCTCTTAAAAGAAGATACGATGCCGTCTTTCCTTGAGATTATAACATTGTATACTCCGATAGCGGTATACGCCACTTGGCAAACACAAAGGTATTGTTTCAAATGGAGAGAAGCAAACACCCATCACTATTCAAGAAGGTGGGAAAAATCACCTGCAAAGATTGAGGGTGGCTCTCAACGTATCCAAGAAGACCTTATGATATTCGGTAAAACTCTACAAGGGTTATTCACTGGGTTCTTCTCAGCAATCCTAGTATTGTTTGCGTTTCTTCCTATACTTTGGGAACTGTCGGAAGGGCTTCCTGTATGGAATGGACAGATAATTCCGGGATTCCTCGTATGGGTTGCATTAGGTGTTTCTGTTGGTGGTACACTAATATCCTTACTTCTGGGTTGGAAACTTCCTAAACTAGAATATAACAACCAAGTAGTAGAGGCAAAATTCAGAAAACAACTCGTGTTCTCTGAGGACGATTTCAAGGCACGGGCAATTGATGTGTTGTTCCCAATGTTTAGTGCAGTTAAGAGAAACTATTATCGACTCTTTAATTGGTATATGGGTTTTGGAGTATGGCAAACTGCATTTGGATTATGTGTAGGTAATCTAGCACTTATCGTATTAGCACCTGCATACTTTGACCAACTAATTACACTTGGAGTATTATTCCAAGTACTCAATGCGTTTGGACGTGTTGAAAGTTCTATGGGTTATTTTATAGACCGATGGACTACAATTGTAGATTTCCTATCGGTTATTCGTCGTATCCGTGAATTTAACAAAGCTTTGGACGAGGCAGAACTAAAAGGACAAAATGAATAAAGTTTTTCAAAGATGGTACTTATTTGTTATGGTCTATGCTTGTGGATTATATGCATTATGGAATAAAGGTGTATTCGTAGACATTTATGAGAATGATGTTACCAAACTAACTTTTGTAATATATGGATTGTTTATCATTTCATCTGGTTTATTGGGGTGGGTTTCGTATAAACTCAAACCGGGGCCAAAACTATTTAAACACACGAAGTTTACTGATATGTGTTGGTTTTTAAGTGAAGCGATGATGACATTAGGTTTAATAGGTACGGTTGCAGGTATGATATTCTTATTCGGAATGATATTTGGTGATATCGACCCAAGTGTTCCAGAAGATTTAAAGAATGCATTAGGTCATATGGCAACTGGATTATCCACTGCAATGTATACAACAATAGTAGGTATGGTAGGTTCTTTGTTAACTAGAGTTCAATTAATGAATATTGAGTATGGACAAAAATAGATTTAGAAACATGACTTCGTTTCTTGATTTGCTGTGGATTCTTCTCGCAGGATTTGGGGCAATGTTTATTATTGCGTTTCTTCTTATACAACCACCAGCAAAGAATGCTGATATTATTAAGAAGGCGGAATACATGATTGTCCTTGAATGGGATAAGATGAGTGCAGACGATATTGATTTATGGGTTCGGAATCCGTGGGGTGGTATCGTATCCTTTAGGGGAAAGACTATGGGATATATGAACTTAGAGAAAGACGACCTCGGTGCTAAGAACGACACGTATGTAGACCAATATGGTGTTAGACATATTGTTAGAATAAACAGAGAGGTAGTTACACTTAGAGGTGTCAGAGAAGGAGAGTATTCGGTTATGGTTCATGTCTATAACAGATACCCCGTTGTTAATGATGAAGAATGGTTTACAATAGAAGTAATTAAGATAAACCCATATAATCAAGTGTTTCATACAACAGGAAAATATTACGGCAGGGGACAGGAAGTATCGGTGGTTAGATTTGAAGTAAATGCAGTTGGAGATTTCTTAGGGTTCAATACCCTTGATGATAATTTCATACAAGCAAAAATGAGTAATGCGGATAGAGCTGAACGTGCTGAAGAGGCGAGGGCGAATACATTTAATGCCTTATATAACAATGGCCCTGCTGGTGCTAGTGCAATTCAACAGGCTTGGGTAGAACAGGATAACGATATGCATAATGAGAGTCACGAAACCGAAGCACACGAGGAAGACGAATGAATATTGAATTTTCAATTGCGGTAGTCGCCATATCAATATTCTTACTAATGTTGTTTTCCTTATTAGTAATGATTTGGTATGGTCGCAGTAATAAAGCTATATGGTTAGTGATACCCCTTATTCTTTGGTTAAGTGTATCAACTTATTCGACCATTGGAGGATTGTTAGGATACCCCGTCCTTGCAAAAGATATAGGTGATGGAAATTTATATATCACACATGTTATTGGTGGGGAACAGAAATGGATATACTTTTGGGTATTAGATACAGACACATATATACCAAAAGCATATAAGATAGTATATACTAAAAAGTTAGAGAAAAAGATTGCAGAGGCTAAAAAGAGAGCAGGACTTGGTTTCCCACAAGGATTAAAATTTCAGACGGGAAGTGGTCTTGAAGAAACTGAAAGTACTTTGCAATTATACGATTTTAATAAACTAGAAGGAACAATAAAATGACGAAAAAAGAAAACGGCGGGCCACCCATATCACCAATGGGAATGGACACAGCAATTCCTAAATTAGATTTGATGAAAAAGAACATCAACTTCTTTATGGAAGATGTTACTATGCAATCAATGGAACCATTATGTGAATGGATAGTATCGTCAAACTTGTCGGATAATCCCCCAAAAGAACTAACATTAGTTATTTGTTCGAGGGGTGGTGACCTCAATGCCTGTTTTGCATTGGTAGATGTAATGAGAGGTTCTAAAATTCCTATTAAGACAATCGGATTAGGTATGATTGCATCTTGTGGTTTATTGATGTTTATATCAGGTACAAAGGGTCGTAGGATTCTTACACCTAATACTGCAATACTTTCCCATCAATACTCTTGGGGTTCAATTGGTAAGGAACACGAGTTATTCGCAAGAGTTAAGGAAATGGAATTGACCACTACTAGGATACTAGAACATTACAAGAAATGTACTGGACTAAATGAAAAGAAAATTAGACAATTTCTACTCCCCCCACATGATGTGTGGTTAGGAGCTGAAGATGCTAAAAAACTTAAATTATGTGATAAGATAGAAAACATCTATTAATGACAGGTAAGAACAAACTCTGTAAATGCGGGCACAAAACCACTAAATGTGATTGTGCTGATGTAGGTATCTTTACGTGCAGTTGTAAATGTGATTGTAAAAAGAAAGAGAATAAGAGTCATATTAGGTGGGGAACATCTTCATTTATTAGAATGGTTGAGTCAGAAAAATAATTGACTTTTACTCTCTTTTAGAGTATAATATATACTAATATCTTTATATATATCGTTATGAGTAAAATAGCAGTCCTTAATGATACCCATTGTGGTGTCCGAAATTCCTCAGAAATATTCATAGAATACCAAAGAAAATTCTACAAAGAGTTGTTCTTTCCGTATTGTCAAAAAAATAATATCACCCACATAATACATCTCGGGGATTATTACGACCACCGCAAGAATGTGAATTTCAAAGCCCTCAACGCAAACAGACAGATGTTCCTGAAACCATTACACGACTATGGCATGACAATGGACATCATTCCCGGTAACCACGACGTATTCCACAAGAACACCAATAACCTATGCTCCCTTAAAGAACTTCTCGGTTATTACACAAAGAACATTAACATCATAATGAAACCCACTACCATAAGGGATACCCACTTCCTACCTTGGGTTAATGCAGAGAACTATGAACACTCTATGAAATGGGTTAAGTCTAAGAAAGGGGGAATCCTGTTCGCCCACTTAGAACTAAAAGACTTTGAGATGATGAGGGGTATCAAATCCCCTATAGGTATGCTCAAATCCCAATTCACAAATTTCGATAGGGTGTATTCTGGACATTATCACGCAAGTTCAAAACAGGATAACATCACATATCTGGGTAGTCAAATGGAATTTACGTGGGCGGATTGTGAAGACGACAAACACTTTCACGTATTCAACACTAACGGTAATACAATGACGAGGGTGCGAAATCCTTTTATATTGTACAGGAAGATATATTATAATGACGATAACATAAACTACGACGAGATAGTAGATGTGTCAGAGTACACGGATAAGTTCGTTAAGGTAATCGTCGAGAAAAAAGGAAACCCATTTATGTTTGATAAGTTCATTGACAGACTATCAGATATAAACACACACGAACTCAAAATCGCAGAGAACTTCTCGGAGTTCCTTGGCGAGAATGTAGTAACCTCAATCGAAGATGTAGAGAACACCACCGACCTAATGAACAACTATATAGATGGTGTGAATACAGATTTGAATAAGGATAAACTCAAAACTTTAATGAATAGCTTATATAATGAAGCACTTGATATGGAGATACAATAATGGAAATTTTAGCAATCTTAGGAATAATGGCAGCGGTAGAAATGAACAAACCCCCCGAACCACATATAGAAACGTGGCAAGAGAATAACGGGGAAGTTCAAATAGTTGATTTATCACACGAGATAACAGGAGAGCCGAAATTTGAAGAATTCGAAATCCTATTAGAAGATAAACCACTTCAAGTGAACGACACCGAAGAAATGGATGTCCACCCAAAGATATTTGACACAGACTTAGACTTCCGTAACATGGCGGTTCAAGTATTGGGTGGACTTAGTTATTATACTAGAAATTGTGGTGAGTTAACAGAACTTGGCAAGTTATACAAATCAGAAATTATAAGAACACTTGAAGTTGATGAAAACTTTATAACACTAGACCCTTATTATATTGATGGAGTATATGCTGCTTCAACACATGGTTCGTGTGAGGATTTATATAACGTTATAGATAGTGTAGGTGGCGGTGATATGGTAACACAAGGCTGGTAAATGATTACATTTCACGAATTAGAATTTCGTAATTTTCTTGCGTGTGGAAACAACCCAATAACGATTCAACTAGACAGGAGTAAGAGTACTCTTATTGTAGGTCAGAATGGTTCGGGTAAATCCACAATCCTTGATGCATTGTCTTTTGCATTGTTCGGGAAAGCACATAGGAACGTTACAAAGAATGGGTTAGTCAATTCGGTTAATGGTAAAGGTACAATAGTGTCTGTTACCTTTGAAACCGCAGGTCACGACTTCAAGATTATCAGAGGTATCAAACCGAACATCTTTGAAGTATGGCAGAACGATAAGATGATTGACCAAACGGCCTCGGTTAGGGATTACCAAAAGTTCCTCGAACAGAATATCCTTAAACTCAATCACAAGAGTTTCCACCAAATCGTAGTATTAGGTCAATCGTCCTTTATTCCGTTTATGCAATTATCAAGTGCCCATAGACGTGATGTTGTAGAGGACTTACTTGACATTAATATATTCTCGAAGATGAAAGGTATTCTGAAAGAGAGAAACGCAGTTACCAAACAAGACTCTACTAACATTAAACACAATTTAAACAATCAAAAGGATAAGATTGGATATCAGAAAAGACATATCAACTCATTAGAGGCAATCAATAAGAAAGCAGACGAATCCACTAAGGAAATCGAAGATGAGATTATAACCGATATTGCGAAACTAAAGACCGAGAAAAGTGAATATCCAAAGACATTAAAAAATGATTTGAAAGAACTACAATCGTCGAAGGCAAGCTTAAACCAAGAGAGTGGGGTGTGCAAACATCTGATACAGGAACTAACGAAGAAAGGAAAATTCTTTGAAGATAATAACGAATGCCCCGAATGTACCCAAGAGATTAACAAGCAATTAAAGAAAGCAATGCTTATCGAAGTCAAGTTAAGTGCAAAAAGAACCGCAAAACTAGTCAGTACTAACAAAGAAAAATATTCTAAGACGATAAAAGACATTGAAAAGATAACAACAGATATAACTAACTTCGACAAAATACTTACTAAGATTGAATCGAAAAAGATAGAGTTAGATAGAGTAAGAGAAAATAAACCTCTTAAATCGAATATTAGACCCCTTCACGACGATTTAAACGACCTAATTTTAGAAGCCGATGAACTATACGATAACCTCAACGAATGTAACGACAAACTATTATATAACGAAATTGCATGGGAGATGCTAAAAGATACGGGGATACGTACCAAAGTCATACGGGAATACCTACCTGCAATGAATACTTTAATCAATCAGTACTTACAAACCCTAGATTTCTTTGTTGCATTTACCTTAAACGAACACTTCGACGAAACTATCCGTTCTAGGCATAGAGATAAATTCAGATACGATAACTTCTCGGAAGGTGAGAAGATGCGTATCGACCTTTCGTTGTTATTCACTTGGCGACAGATTGCGAAGATGAAGAACTCAACGAATACCAACCTATTAATCCTCGACGAAACATTCGACTCTTCATTAGATGCTGATGGTGTAGATAACCTAATGAAGATACTATTGACCTTAGAGGATTATACCAACACCTTTATTATATCACATAAGCCCGACATGCTAGAATCTAAATTGAAGTCAAAAATCGAGTTTAAAAAGATAAATAATTTTAGTACAATATATACCGGGAATTGACATGCATATTAAAGAAGTAAAATATACAGAAAATGGTCAGACCACTTCGAGAGTTGTGGTTACTGACAAAAACACTCCAAACCAACAAACCATTCGAATGTACATTAAGGAATTGCTTAAGAATCCTCGAATATCAAACGTAATAGTTGAATATAATTCAACTTAAGTTGAATATTTTGCTGGGTCAAAATGCAAAAATAGTTTCCTTTTTGCCCAAAAATCTGGTATAATAGCCTTATAGAATGAAAAAGGAACTGTAAAACAATGAATTTAACCTCCCAAGAATACCTCGCCAGACTTCTCGCAAAAGAGAATTTGGTGATTCAACACGGTAACTACTCTACTGCCTCATTTGATACTGAGAATCGTATCCTTAGACTTCCATTATGGGAAGATAAAGGTAAAGCGGTTTATGACTTACTGGTCGGACACGAAGTTGGACATGCTCTTTACACTCCTAATGAGGGGTTGCATGATGCACTTAATAATTCCGATATTCCAAAATCCTATTTAAACATTGTCGAAGATATTCGAATTGAACGTATGATTCAAGAAACATATCCTGGCATTGTCAAGGCATTCCGTAATGGTTACAAACGTTTGTTTGAAGATAACCTCTTCGGAACTGAAGATAGAGAGCCAACTTCTCTTATGGATAGATTGAATATCCATTCTAAAGGTCGTGGTCTTTATCCTATCGAATTTGACGACGAAGAATCTCCATTAGTCAAAGAAGCAATGACCGTTAAAACTTGGAAAGATGTTGTTGAGGTCTGTAAAAAATTAAAAGAGTTCTTAGATGCAAAACAAGAAGAACAAGATGAAGAAGCTCTCGGTGTCGGTGATATGGGTGAGAGTGAAGTCGAAAGTGAAAAACAAGAAGGTGGTGAATCACCATCTAAAGAAAAAGAAGAAGGCGAAGGCGACGACTCTGATGCCGACGACAACAACGACGGCGACGAAGGTGATAACGACGACGACGGCGAAGAAGGTGCAGAAACTGAGGGTGATATCGAAAATGGTGAAGAAGGTGCTGAAGCTCCAATAGATAAACTAACTGATACTTTCACCGAAGATACTTACCGAGAAAAAGAAAAAGAACTTTTAGATATGAAAGAGAATCGTTATGGTCGTAATACCCAAGCTCGTTACTCTTCTGGAATCTCAAAAGAGAATCTGAAAAAAATGGTTATCCCATATAAAGAAGTATTGAAGGAACGAAATGAACTTCAATTCGAAGAAGAATCTGACAGGTGTTATATGGTTAGTGAAGATGTGCAAAATGAATGGTTGCAAGTTAAAAAACATTTAGAGAGTACTGCGAATTTACTTGCCAAAGATTTCGAACGTAAGAAGGCTGCTTATGAATATTCAAGGGCGACTGTTGCCAAGAAGGGAAGTTTAAATCCTAACAAACTTCACCAATACAAATACTCTGAGGATATATTCCTTTCAGTTACTCGACTTGCTCAAGCAAAATCACACGGTATCGTTGGTTTCGTTGATATGAGTGGTTCAATGTGTGATATAATCGAAGATGTTATTTCACAGACACTAACTATCGCAATGTTCTGTAAAAAGGTTAATATCCCATTTAAGTTTTACACTTTCACTTCTCGTTGGACTGCTACTGATAGAATGAACGGTAGTGATGATGAAGATTTGAGAGAAGTTGGCCCGACTGAGATTGAGAATGTTGGTGCGGTAAAGATTGCGGAAGTTCTGAGTTCTGAAATGAAATCTGCTGAATTCAAAATCGCAATGAAAGGTTTATTCGGTTGTGGAATTTTCAATGGATATAGGTATGGATATGCTCATGACCGTGATTATTATATTGACAGAAGTATTTATTCCCCTTATGATGAAATGGGAACTACTCCACTAATTCAAACTACTTTGGTTGCGGCAGATATCGTCGAGAAATTCCAAAGGAAATACAATGTTCAAAAAACAAATATTATGATACTTACTGATGGTTATGCTGATTCTCTCGGAATTAATACTGATGGTGATTTAGATGTCGATACTTACAAGACTGCTTTGAATTTCCGTGGGAAAATGGTTAAAGGTGAGAGTTCAAGGGAACTATATAAAGGTTGTTTGAAACGACTTCGTGAGATTACTGGTGCGAAGATTACTGGTTTCTTCCTTGCTCCTAAACCTCGAGAGCTCTTCCAAGGACTTTGGGATGTTCCTTGGGAAGCCCGTAAGAAAAAAGAAGATAAAGACCTCAAAAAAGAATTTAACAAGAATCACATAGTTTCTTTCAAAGATGCTTTGGGTTACAATGACTACTTCATAGTCAAAGTTGGAAATCGAAATATCATTGAAGAAAATGAGTTTACTCTGCCGGAAGGTAAAACTCACGAAATAAAAGATATCCGGAATGAGTTCAAAAAACACAACAAATCTAAAAAGATAGTGAAACAACTCGTGAATAAAATATCTGAGGCGGTGGCAGTATGATGAATTTAATTCAACTTAAGTTGAATATTTCGACATCTAATGCCCTTGACTTTTGCTCCAGATGTGGTATAATGTACTTGTAAATAAAGAAAAGGAAAAAATATATGATGTTAAATAATGAAATAATTGAAAAATTGAAAGAGAACTTTGGTGGTAAAACCGAATTTACCAACAAAGAAGTGTTCTCAGTTGCTGAAGAATTCGGTATGACTGATAAAAAGGTCTTTCATGCATTAGCTGGTTATCCAAAGGTTGCGAGGGGTGTTTATGACCTTTCCTCTGAAATGGGTAAATCAACTGGTCGTAAAGCAAAAACAGTTAAGGTCGAACCAATGAAACAAGCCTTGAAGGGTGTTTCTTCTGTTGTGAATGATGAAGTCTTTATTCCAAAAATTGCTCCAGAGTTCGTTGCTTGGGGACATTTTGCGGATATTGTGAAAATCATAAAATCTCGTATGTTCTACCCAACTTACATTTCTGGATTATCTGGAAACGGTAAAACTTTTATGGTTGAACAAGCCGCTGCTAAGGCACGGAGAGAGTTTGTCCGAGTTCAGATTTCGCCTGAAACTGACGAAGATGATTTGATTGGTGGATTCCGATTAATCAACGGTGAAACAGTTTTCCAAAAGGGTGCAGTTATCAAAGCCATGGAGGCGGGTGCATTACTTCTGATTGACGAAATTGACCGAGGCACTAACAAGATTATGTGTTTGCAAGGAGTTCTTGAGGGCAAACCTGTTCTAATCAAGAAAACTGGTGAGATTGTTGAACCCGCTAAAGGTTTCAATGTGATTGCTACTGCTAACACTAAGGGTAAGGGTTCGGAAGATGGTCGTTATTCTGCGGCTACTGTGATTGACGAAGCGTTCCTAGAACGATTCACTATCAACGTTGAACAAACTTTCCCTGCAATGAAAACTGAAAAGAAGATTGTGATGAAACACATGAAGAAGTTCGAGGTTCTGGACGAAGAATTTGCTGACTTACTCGTGGGTTGGGCAGATGCGATTCGCAAGACTTTCTATGATGAAGGAATTGACGAAGTGATTTCTACTCGTCGTCTGTGCCACATAGTTCAAACTTTCTCAATCTTTGACAAACGAGATAAGGCAGTTGCTCTTTGTGTGAATCGTTTTGATGATGACACTAAGGAAGCGTTCAAAGACCTTTACGAAAAGGTTGATGCAACTATCAATGGTGAAGAACCTGTCGAGGAAGAGCCTACTGGTTCATACCCTAGCGACGATGACGACGATACTTGGGACGCCAATTAAAATAAAAAATTAAACTTTTCTCTTTTCCCCCCACATATTTAGTGGGGGGTTTTTTATACTTGACTTTAAGGTCGGGTTTAGGTATAATAGTAGTATGAAATTGTATATCGCAACAATAATATTATTTACTCAATTGATTTCGGGAACTGCACTAGCATTGAATTCTGATGCAGTTGAGAACTATTTTTACGAAATTGCTCTTGGAGCTGAGTATGGTTCTAACGATGTAACAATCAAAAAATGGACATCAGATATCAACATATATTGTGATGGTGAATGGAATAATGAATTACTCCGGGAACTTGATACAATAATTAATGACTTAACCCCACTAATGGGTTCTGTAAAAATCAATGTTGTTAAACAAAAATGGGCAGCAAATTTCATTGCTTATATCGGTTCTCCCACAATATATTCAACTTCGATTGAACCAAAAACTGCACCATACATAAAATACAATGATGCA